CTCGATAATTAGCAACGGCCGCTCTGGTTAATTGCGGCTTTAATCCGCATGCCTTACTAAATGATAGATATTCATTTGTTAAATTAACAACTTTTTGACGAGCAAACTTAGCACCATCCTTATCGCCAGATTTATATAATGTAATTTGTTCGTCTTTGGCGTACCGTATTCTTGTTTCTAATTGTCGTTGCATTTGTGTACACTCATATAAAGATAGATGTTTACCATCTGGTAGTGTATATCCTTTTGCATTATCATCTATAAATTTTTGCAACTGCTTTTCTGTGTATTTCGGTTTTGTTACACCAATTATTATACTACGGGCAACGTGCCGACAATTCCATTGTCCGATTATACGGTCTACACCACTAAATTGAGTATGGTATATATCTTCAAAATCCTCATTACTTTGTAGTTTTGCATACTCGTCATTAGTAAATTGATGACCTTGAAATGGCTCATGGTCAGGTGCGCAATTAATATGCGCACTTAATTCTTTACCATCTGCGTTTACATCTATACCAATTAAATCCTCTACACCTTGGTCAATAGCTCTAACGCCATCTAATAGATTTCTTCTAACCGCAGTGTCTAATCGTTGCGTATATCCGCTTTCCCAATACAGTCTTCTAATTCCACTATCGGCAAGTTGTTTTAATGCTCGGCGCATTGCAACACGATAATCAACACCACTTTTTACAGATTGAATAGCCTCATCCATTATTGTTTGGTATGTGTCACCTATTGTCTGAAATTTTAATTTATTAGGATTATGTAAATCTCTAATTAAAAAGCCAGTTGCTTTAGAGTTCGATAAATTTTTATAAGTTTGCGCAGTTTGATTTCCTATAGAAGTTACCATATGCTGTAATCGTCTATTAGCCTTATAATCAAGAAATTGTTTGTGTCTGTAGTCGTATAATGGTTTTGCTTGTATGTGCGACTCAATAGCTACTGTTTTTATCATTGATTTTATGTCTTTTACTTGTAATTTTGACATTTCAGCCAATGTACTATTTATTTGACGTATATCCGCACCAAAAATAGTAAGTAGTTTCATACGTTTAATATCTGATGGTGAGATTGAGCCTATTTCACGCACTCTATTGGCAATAGTCTCCAATACAAATGTGTTTATCTCATCTTGCCTTGATATTATCGGTAAAATTAAACTATCTACTGTGCTATCATCTATCATTTACCAAAGTCTCCATTACTATCATTATCTTCACTACGTTTAATTTTATTATTTGGATTTTGGCCATTCATAACACGATTATTTAAATCATATTGGTTCATTAAATCCATTTGCTGACTCTGCTGTTGCTCGGCATCAATTTCAGCTAATGCTTCTTTTGCTTGCCGCTCAGTCTCACCAAAGTACCACATTCTGGTTTCAGCTTTACTTGCAAGACCATTTTGCATAAGAAGAATACGCTTTTCAAGCTCTTCATCCGCATCTACCATAATGCTATCATCCCATTCAAAGGATACATCATAATCACCTTTAGGGGTAATATTATAGAGGTCAGCATATACATTCATAATGTATATAACATCCCTTAATGCTTCTTCTATTGCCTTTTGAATATCTTGATTTGTTTGATAGCTTCTTTGTTTGAGGATTCTTAACTCTGTGGCTGTACGTGCTACATCTGCCGCATCAGATAATGTTCCCCTGCTTATACCGCACGTATCTTCAATACGCATAAGTACAGTATTGAGACCATTAATATAATTCGTATCACGTAAGGAAGGAGCGAATGGTTGATAAGTGTCAGATGCCGCACCAAGGTCAATCTTACGATATAAACGCTCCTGTAACATAGTTAATCTCGTAAAATCATTGCCATTAGCGTCATCGACCTTTAAAGCATCTCTATCAATATCTATTGCAAGCGCACCACCTTCATATTCCCAAAGCAGTGTAGAGTAAATGAAGTCGGCGTTTTTTATAAGATTAACAGCACGAGCAAATCCAGAAACACCAAGCGGACTCTTTGTATCTATGATATTTGCATCAGGCATTCTAAAGTATGCAAACATCGGCTTAGTCACATCTTTGATAATTGTGACTGGTTGAAAATCCTTCCACTCAGGAACTTCTTGAAGTGATATTTCTTTACCAAGATTACTTAAAGACATATCACCATTATTAGAAGTGGATTTGTACGCTTTATTTATAACTGTAACAACATTTTTATCCCATTTATGATATTCAAGTCTGTGATATGTTACCGACTTATCTTGTTTTGTTTGAATAAATGCCGCTTCTGTAATTTTACCTGCTGGTGTAAAAGCAAGAGGATAAAATGAATCTGCTTGTACAAATTCAAAATCAATTTCTGTGGTAGGTTTAATATCAGATTGAACTGTATAAGAAGCGGTGTCATCATCAGGCAATGCGTTAGTAACTATGTACGGCTTTATTACAAGTCCGCCTTTTGCAATACCATACTCAATCTGTTTACGCAACTGTTTACGTAATTTTTTGTACTGTCTTTCCAAATACTCTGCTCTTTGAGTATCTCCGATTGGACGTTCTTCCGTTTTAGTTTTAGGAGGCTCAATAGCTGGAACAGGAAATTTCTCACCATCCATATCTGTAGCATACTTCTTCTCTCCAGGATAATCTGGATTAGGCACTTCTACTTCTTCTGTGGGTGTAGATATTTCAGATTCAAATTCAAGTAACGCTAACCGAGCCTTCTCACTTGCAATCATAGTGGCAAGACCCAAACTCGCAATACGAACTGGATTTTCTGCGTCTGGTTCGTGAAGCCAAGACGCATTATCCTTATACATATCTGACCACAAATGTATAGCAGTTTCCATTTGTGGTGATATTGCATAGTTTATATTTAATTCTTTTTCAATGTCTTTACCACTTATCATTCCAAGCATCTCCCTCAACTTTGCTATTATTGTGTTCCATATGGACATTATCTCTTCCTCTTCTTACGACGTTTTACCTCTCTATCAGTAGTCTTAAATCCTTCTGATGCGGCTATCTTATTTGCCTCTTTTACTGAGTGCGCACGGAATGTTCTTGTAACTTCTATACCATTAATAATTCGTGTATATGTATATGACCTAACACCAGAGCCTTTAAATTCACGGGTTAATGGTTTGCCGCCACCAAGACCCTTAATTATAGTGCCGGCAGTATTTGGCTTAAATTCTCGTGGTGTTGACACTGGTGCGTGTTTGCCGCCTGTAATTCCTTGTCCCATTATATCGCCACCTTTGAACTTATTTGTCGTTTAAAAATAATATTGCCATCTAAATGCAAATCGTCAACTACATCTCTACCATACAATAATATTGTTTCTGGCTCTAAATAGTATAGCATCATATTCCAATTAGTTTTTAGCATTTTATAGTTTCCCCAACGGCCATCCCCCATTGTAGATACTGCTATTGTACTATGTTTTGGAACACCAGCACAAAAAATTTTAAAAAAATCTGGATTGCCAAAAGATACTGTTGGTATAACTGTGATGCCATTATCTTGCCAATATCGCCCACACCATCTATTTCTATATACATTGTATAATTGTACAATATTTGGTGTGTCTCTATATACAGAAAAATCAGGAGATAACACAAATTTGAATTTTTTCAGAAAATCCGTATATCTATCTGGATAATTCCAAATGCGTTCAAACTTATAATCCCACATAAAAAAGTGTACACCTAAATTTTCTGGATTTTTTTCTCTCAATACATAATCAAAACTTTGTATTGGTGTGTCCTTTAAATCTTCTATATGTACAGGTAGCATTTGTGGTATTTCAAATTCGCTATCGCTTAAATTTTTATAATTTGCATACACTAAATTTTGAATATTTTGCTCTTGTATACGTGCCTGAACTTTATCACTATTATACTGCATATTTTCTCCTTAATGTCCACGTCTATTAGCATATTTCTGCATACCATATCGTACAGCGTCAATACTATGGTTATTTTCATCAGGATAAGCACTTATAAAATTGCCCTCTCTATCCTGTTCGTATTCATAATTGACAAATTCTCTATAAGTAAATGGGCACTGGCGTTTATCTATATAAATATGATTCAAGCCTTGAAGCCATTTTATGCCATATCGAACGCTATCTGGCCCTTTATCTGCCGCACGTATAAATGCTCCATATGCTTTAAAGTCAGCAACAGATTTTTCTTCTGCACTATCAGCAATAACAAGTTCATCAAAAGTTAATAGCTTCTTTTCTTTATATAATATATCAAAAACAACCTTGTTTCGTGTTTTCATAGTATTGTATTCGGCAAAGATATATAAATCTAATCTTCGTCGGTCAAAGTGCATCTTAACAAATCTGAATGGGTCAATAGAGAATCCCCAGTCAATACCATTATAAATATGGTCAAATGTTTTATACATCGGTATGCGCTCAGTAATATTGCCATAAACATCATGACGCTCTATTAATTGTTGCATATCTAAGTCTTCAACATTTTCAAATACATCTCCACCAGTACCAGTAGCTATACCCATATACTCATGTTCGTATGCTCGTGGATTTATTTTCTTTAGCTGTTCAGCTTCTTCTATAAATTGTTCTCCAAGCCATTCGGACGGTACATCAAGATACGAATTTCGTGTAACCAAAGTATCGTGTTGTCTATATATCTCGCACTCTTCTGTATACTCATTAGCCCAATTATTTTTACTGATAGGCGGGTTAAATGTTCTAAAATCCCAAAACTTACTACCGCCACGCATCGTTGACTGAGTAACATTACGAAGCTCTTCCGGTCCAGCGTACTGGTCTAATTCTTCAAACCACGTAACGCCTATATAACCGAACGGAGGTTTAATAGACTTAACTTTCATTGGGTCATCAAGACCCATAAAAAAGATTCTCTGACCAGTTGGCATATATACGATGGGAGTACTATAAGTTTTCGGTATTTTAAATAATCTTTCTACGCCTAATTGATAAATTCCCCAAACTACTTGTGCGAATATACTGTTTTGAATGGTATTTGCAACCTTTCTAAAACATATCGCATGTATCGTTGGGTTTTGCATAATTAACATGGGCACGGCAATACCGCCAGCAAAAGATGACTTTGTACTACCACGCCCACCTGGAAATACATAATGAGTATGGCTGTGGTTTAAAACATCACGCAACACTGGTTTATACATTGGTATTATACAACTGTCTAAATCAATGTTTATATTAGCCATAAGTTATATACGCATCCTCAAATCCTACATTTTGAATTTTCATAAGTAGTGCTTCTGCATTTGACTTCTTGCTGAAAGCACCAGCTTGTATTTTATAATAACTACCTGCCTGCTTTATTATTGTTTTTATGCCAAGTTCATTTAAATACTTAGCACGTTTATCGGCATTACTTTTATCTCTAAAAGCCCCAACCTGTACTTTGTATAGTTTCTTAGTTTCTTTAGCTATTTCAGTAGGTACTTTACCACTAAACTTATTATAGTATTCAACACCATAATTTGTTCTTGCGTCTTGTACGCTTGCACCTTGATTAGCAGGACGTTCAAACCTAAACAAGAAAGAATTAGAAGCATCACGAACTGTGGTGGCAGTATCAAGTTCTTTCATCATGGTAGAGTAGTTTTGCATCTCTTTCCATAAAAACTCTAACTGCATTTGTAAATCACCAATAGATTTATTTTGACTTCTCGCATACATTAATAATCCCTGTTTACGAGAGTAGTATGTCCATTGTGCAAGACCATATCCAGCGCCATCATGGATAAAATTGTTATAAAGACCTTTGTCAACAGCTTGTGTATATGTTGTATCGTTATAGCCGAGCTTCTTCTCAAAAGAATTTTGAAGATTATCTGGACGAAGATTAGATTCTGCACGAAGATTACCCATAATACCTGCAACTGCAAAATCATTAAGCTCTTTACTTTTTAAAAAGTCCCAGATTTTCTTTTCATTAGAATCACCTTCTGTTTCTTTAGTTTCTGTAGGTTTTTGAGTAGATTGAGAAGGACCACCCGCTTTCTGTAATTGAGCATTTACTTTATTTGCAATGTCTCCCATTTTACTCATAAGATATGGCCCAGGACAAGAAGTGGCACTAAACCACTGATGTACTGTCATAAGCATTTCATTGTCTTTAGTCTTATAGGCAAGAGATTTTTCTTTGTCGCCAAGCCAGATAACCTTAGTCTTGCCGTTACGCTTACAACAATCAACCATAAGATTGATAAGAGCTTTATAAGATTTATCAGAAACTTCCCAATTAGGTGCGCCCTTACTATTAGCTACTTCAAAAGTAATTGCCCTATTATCGTTATCATAATTACTGGAAGTCCAAGGTGCGTTTTCTTCCTTTACAGATTGAGATATATCGCCGTCATATCCTATACAATACGTAGCACTGGCGCTTCTCGATGGGCTTGCAAAACTATCTGCACATTTCTTTGAAGTACACATTACCCAAGCCATATGATGAATAGTGAAGCGAGAGATAGGATATTTACGTGGTTTATAACAATTTGGTGAAAGTTTAGTATAAGTTACTAAAGAACTATTTGACATGTTATCCCTCTTTCATTTCAGGCATACTAATAACAATACTCTTTAAAAGTGACGCAATAGATGCAACACCAGCAACAGAAATAATATGAAGCCAATTAATCTCTGTAAACGCTTGTCCGACTGTAATCATGCCAAGTGCAGTTTCAGCAAAAGTCCATAAAGCACGTTTGCCTGCACTGACTGCTAATTTTGTAATATACTCATCCATAAAATCATTCTTCATTATGCTCACCCCAATTCAACGTGACTGTGATTTGATTATCTGCCAAGCCTTGTTTACGTAAATCTACGTCAATAGTCCTCTTTGCAAGTTCTTTAGCCGCATTAGTTCTATCTGCTAATGAAGCATCAAGTCCAAATTGGTCTTTTTCTTCGTTACGCATAACTCTGGAAAAATACTCCAACACTTCATTACTATCCGCAATAGTTTTTTTAGCACGCTCTTCCATAAGTCTGTTTATTTCCTTTCTGACATTAGGTTTTTTTAACATTCTATAAGTAAAATCTTTATATCCGTATGCAGTTCGTATTTTATCAGAAGATGCAACACCTATGAGTTTATCTGTTACGCCGGCTTCTGCATTTATATACGCTAAAACAAATTTCCAATCTTGTGCGGTTAATGGTGTATCCTCTGTAATAACTTTTCGACCAACTTTATTTTTTCCAACGCCTCTCATCTTCCAGTATTGTATCCTTTCTTGCCTCGCACCACTGTTCATTATCATTTGGCAATTCAATGCCATTAAGCCTATACCAATAGTCCCGCATAAAAAAGACCATTTGTAAAAGAGAGTATGTACTAAATAAATCTTCTTTACTATATTTACCCGTAGCGCCGTCAGTAGTTTGTTTGCTGATTACATAACGGTTTATTGCTCTCTTATGTTTAGTAGAATAAAATTGGTTTATATTGTAACAGAGTTGTTCATCAAATTTGATATTACACGCACGTTGTATTTTACGGATTATCTTTGATTGTTCTCTCTGCCCACTCATAGTTATCTCCTTCGGCCTCTTCTACCTTTTTTCGCTCTCCGTACCTTCTTTACTGTTATTCTTGCCATTATAAATCGCTCCTGTCATGTCATTTCCTACATAGTTAGCGTTGCCGTTGTCATCACCTTCTACAGTGACAGCCTCTTCTTCAACGGGCAGAGACAGATACCATATAAACCCGCCGGCAATTCCGAGTATAATAAATAACTCAATGACAGCGATAATGAACCATCTCTTTGCGGATGCTTTCAGTTCGTGAAGAAGTTCGGTAGCAAGGGTTTGTACTTCATTTTCCATAATTATTCTCCTTACATTAATGGTTTTTATGTTCACTAACATTGTAGCATAATTATTACTATAATTGCAAGTTCGGGCGAACTACTTAGAAATTTGCCACGCCAAAAATCCAGTGCTTAATTCTTTTGTGCAATATATACAATCATACCCCTATGGGAAATACAGGTGTCTTTGTGCAACTTCCACAAAAAGTTCAGATTTTTGTTATTTTGGGATTGGTTTAGTCCTTTTTTATTCATAAATATGGATAAATTAGTTAAATAAACATTTTTACCTATAAAAGTATATGCGCTTTATCCACAGTGGTTTTTGGTGTCTTTGGAAGCCCTTATTTTCTGAAATTCTGTTGGGGCGAACTACTTGGAAATGCGGTTTACGAGAAATCTGGCGAACTATTTACGATGAAATGAAGTAGACACGGTGGGAGGGGCGGGGGATGCGTGCAAAAAAACTGGGCACACACCCATCGATGCGTGCCCAGCGTGCTGGATGCGTGTTTTCCTGCGTGCCAGATGCAAAATTTAGCGTGCATCTGGCGTGCCGCAGTGCTTTGTTTTT